TTTCTAATTATTAACACAGATCGAGCTTTGGAAATGACATCCAAAACTTACACAAACATAAAACATGTCACTACTCGTGACGCGCGTTACGGATGCGATATTGATGGGTCGACTGAATCACGGTCGGCTGCCAAAATCGTGTCAGATTTACTCTTAAATCTGAGATCAAATAAGGGCAAGCCAAACACTGCATTCCCGCAGGAGGTTTGGTTAGTGATAGAGTCGTTGGCCTACACTCTGGTACTACGGAAAGATTCCGTCTACCTCTGTGCAACCAGCAAGCAACGAGCGCGAGTGCGCAAGTGCCTGTTGGTCTGTGCCAACCGGTTGAGCCGGTTCCTGGAGCATGATCGCTACCAGGACTACGCGAAATACTGGACTTCGCGGTGGGCCGCGCGGGTTTTCAAGGATGAGGAGTCATTCCCAACGAAAGCAGAGTTCGAAAACTTGCCTTTGTTCACTGGGATCCTTCATACTATACTGAAACGCGCGGTTTTGCGACGAGATCGAGATATGGCCTACTCTTTGCTGCAGAGCAAACGAATGTGGCCTCAACTCGGGTCTGAACGCGCCGCTGAAGCTTTGCAGGATCATCAAAACTTCATGGTTGCTGTCCCAGGGCATCTTGACAGGGAAACGAAACATTGGCTGGATCTTGCCATTGAATCGTTCCTCAAGTATGCGCCGAAGCAGCAGAATTGGACGAAGAGCTCGCCTTCTATCTCGGGCCACTATGGTGGTACCGCAAGACAGTTAGGTGCACTCGGGGTGCTCAGGGCCACTGCGCCTGACCTCGGGGTTGAGCTCGAAGAGTCGTTGTTTTTGAACGCGGAATCGCTCAAAGGTTTGTGGAGTTCCGGAGAAGCAGTTAAGACTGCACTCTACGACGTCTCGAGTAAGATGTTGCCAAAGGAGGACGAGTTGCGTGCTAAGGTGGTTCTTGTTCCTGAACCAGCGAAGTTTCGCATCGTGACTTGTGGCGACCCCTTCCTCTACACGTTTGTTCAGCCGCTACAGAGCGAGCTCTTGAAGGCCTGGGCTCTTCATCCGTCGAGTACGATGAAGATTGAAAACCTGGGCGCCCACATGGTCAAGTGGGTGAAACGTGAATACTTTTGCTCCGGCGACTATAAAGCCGCGACGGATCTTCTCAACGTGAACGCTTCGCGTTACGTTTTGGAAGAAGTGTGCAAAGGGATGTGCGTTCCCATTGAGCTCGCGGATGCCGCGATGCTGACGTTGAGTGGTACTGTCCTGCAGTATCCGGTGGACGTGGTGTTGGCTGAAACACAAGTTGTTCAAACGAACGGGCAGCTGATGGGGTCTCCGCTGTCGTTTCCGTTACTTTGTATTATCAACCTCGCAACTTGGTTGCGTGGCACTGCTGATCGCAGGCTGCGCGGCCGGTTGCCTGAGGAGTATGATGTGCTCATTAACGGCGATGACATCGGTTTTCCGTGTGTTCGTCAGGAGTATAACGCTTGGAAGAAGGCGGCTAACTCAGTGGGTTTTCAACTCTCACTGGGGAAGTCCTACCTTTCTCGCGAAATTGCTCTGATTAACTCACAGCTGTATACCTACCCTGCGCTGCGCAGGGTCGGTTACCTCAACTTGAAGCTCTGTAAGGGCTCCTCGCTGAAGGCCGGTCATTCCGACGCTTGGGATTTCCAAATTGGGCGGGCCGTCAACCAGATGGTTGACTTGTCCCCTTGGACGTCCAAGTTTATTCCGATGGCCATGAAGTCCGCTAAGAACTTTCTGCCTGGAAGCAACTGGTACTTTCCGGTTGAGCGTGGTGGTTGTGGTGTTGATGTCCGCTTTGCGCCGGACGATCTGAAGGTTACCCGCTGGCAGCGCAAGCTGGCAGGGGCGACTTGTATGGATCGGACGCTGCAAGTGGGCCTCAGCGTGTGTGTGCCTGGTCTGGCGCGCATTTTTCGGATTCTCGGTCGTCCCCAGGAAATCGACAGGACCGCGGCCTACGAGGCGCGGCTGGATTACTGGATCGATCTCGAAGAACGAGAAAGGCGTTGGGCTGATTGGTTTCAGCGGTTGATAGGTTACTCTTCTATGGTCAGTAGAGTTGCCGAGTCAAGAAAGGACGAGGAGGTTAGTGATGAGCGGGCCCAGGCCCGTCTTACCGCGTTGAAGAAGTGGAATGACGCAGCGATCCATGCAGATCCCATTGGTCTGCTGAAGCTGTTTGAGTCACCCCCTTCAATGTTATACCCCTTCGTTCCGCCGCTGGCGCCAAGTTGGGCGCTGCACTGATGAAGTTCGTTGGACGACCTGGACATGTCGTTAAACTGTACCAATGGCGTTTGAGTCCTTAAGACTACCAAAACGGTGTGTGCGCTTGTGAGCCGCGATCTTTCTCTTGCCTTCGAAAGGGGCCGAAAAGAAAAATCTCGCGGAAACGAGTGTAGGTTGGAGAAACTCAAGGGAGTTTCGCTAGCCAACGTGAAAACGTTCCCGAAGTGAACCGTACCAACGTAGATCATGGTCGACCAGAGATGGTTTGATTCGATTACGACAGGGTCTAGAGACTGCACGGTGTGCTGTCTTAGTCTGAAGGTGTAATGTATGGTGGGATACCGTGCGACGGAAAGCCTAGTTAGCTGCCCTGTACCTCGAAGACCTCCGCAGTT